ATCGCCACCGCACGTACTAGGTGGCTCCGTGAGGACCCAAAGTTTACGATCATGATTGATCGTCTGACTGAGGACCTCAAGGAGGAGATGACACGACTTGGTTATGTGGGTAAACCCGGCAACACGTCCGGACCGCAGGTCAATGTCACTGTTATCACCACGCCACTTGAGGTTGCTAGGCCAACTGCACCAAGTGCAACTGTCCCCCCCCCCAAAAGACTGCTCCCTACTGATGGGGAGTTTCAATTTGGGACTATACCAAACACTGCCACACAAGAATTACTGGGCAACCAGTATATTCCTTATTTACGCACTGTGTTTGCTGAGCACACCCCTGACGGTCCTATTTATCATAAGACCAAACCCAATCCTCAACCAAATTGGCAATGGGTTCCTAAGAAAAGGACCCTACCTAAAACAGAGGATGAATGGGTGGCAGCTCGTAAAGCTTTTGATGCCTCTCTCGGACAAGCACCACAAGCAACATATACACCTCCTAAAACGAGGCATGTCCGAACTGTAGCACCGGGCCTTAAGTCAATCTTATATAAAGACTGGCCAGCTCATTACCGTGATTCTGTTATCATGGCCCGGTTGCTTACACCTGAGTCTTCTCAAGAGGATATTCACCTATTCTCTAAGGCTCATCGTCACAACTCCTGGCTCAAGTTTCATCTTGCTGAAGTTCGAGCTCGCAATAATCGCAAAGAAGCCAGGAGGTCTGACCTTAATGCTCGACGCGCTTTACGTGCAAAACGAGCTGAGCTCCAAAAGTTTCCGATGAATGACGGGTTTTTACCTGTCCTAACTCAGAAAGGAGAATGGCCCCTTGAGACCAAACGTGCCTGTTCAGGGCGCACTTTTGGTCTCCCCACCTGGAACTTGTTCCAGTCTCTTTGCTACCGCACAGAGGACTGCCCAGATATTTCATATACTGGGACATTTTCCATGTACCACGGTCCTGCTAAAACAGCACGTCGTAAATTTACTATTATAGACGAAGGCTGTGTTAAGACAAGGACTTATACTCCACCTATAACCCCTGAAAGGAGAGAAATGCTTTCACGGAGGCTTCAAATCATCCTCTTAAGAATGTCTATTGAACGCCTCTTTAGGCACTGTAAAGGTGGCCCTATTAGACAGTTTTACGATAATGATTCGGATACCCTTTCACAAGGGACAACAAACTCTGATATCACCATGGCAGATGATACTGCTTGGTTTTCACAGGAACAGAACCAATATCCGGCTGCTACTGGAGCCTCTCATAATCAAAAGTTTAATAATCACACACCGGATTTTGATCAGGATGAGATCATCACCCCTGGTTATAAATCTTGTGGAGTACATGGTGATGAATTAGCTCTCTCTAAGGATGAACGTTCTTTTGAGGAGCTAGATGCCTATTTCGATTATATATATAGG